TCCATACCAACGTAGACGTATCATGGAAGTTTCCACTGTATTGGGTGCTGATAAGCTTATTATTGATGCTACTGGTATTGGGGGCGCGATTGAACACGACCTCCGATTAGCTTGTATACAAGCAACTCCTCAGATTCATTTTGTGCCTTTCATCTTTACTGGAGGACCAAAAGGAACTAAAACACAAGCGTATAGAGATTATGTATCCTTTGTACAGCAGAAGAGGGTTTTAGTATCTAACCCAGATAAACTAGAACCACAGGAGGCTCAGTTAGTTAATAAGTGGCTAAGGCAACATGTAGAGTTGGAATATGTAATGGATGCTGCTGATAAAACCGAAAGGATAGCAGCGCCCGACGGTAAACACGATGATTATTGTGATAGTTGTGTTATAGCTTTACATGCCGCACTTACTATGCTTCCCGGTTCTGCTACCTTTGGTACCACCAAATTACAAACCACACCTATGCAAATAGACAGTGGAAGACCTGCTTCAGGGGCTCCTATATTCACTACGCGACAACGCAAAGTGAAATTAAACAAATATAATATGAGGGGATTATGACGCAATCTTTATATACTGCTTTAATAATACTAGTTAATAGCCATGTCGTGGATTGATAAAATTAGGCGGCGTTTTGCCACAGTCGGGAGTAATCCTCCACTTAAGGAAGACGAGCCCCGCAGCTTCGGTGAAGGAGTTATAAAACGACTTAAATTACAAAATCGCTTTCGCGGTGGATTTAAGGAATATGAACAACACTTAGGTAGACCTAGGGTTTATATGAATGTTTATTTGTCCGACCCTATAGTGAGAACCCTAATAGATTTGCCATGTTTTTATACAATAAAAGATGGTTACGACATTGTAACGGATGATGAGAATCTAAGAGATTCAGTAGAAAAATTCTTCCAAGATATAAATATAGACCAGCTTATATATGGTTGGTTGAGGAATGCACGTATATTTGGAACTGGTTATCTCGAAGTAACAGATATAGACAACTGGGAGGATTCTGGAAACCTTGTTCTCCGTTCAAGTCAAAATATGTTTGTACAAAGAAACGAACATGGTCAAATAGAATATTATTACCAAGATTCAGGAGACGATAAAGAAAATGTTAGATTTGAAGAAGACGAAATTATCGAACTTAAAAACAACCCCTTCGATGATTACGCTTATGGCCTTTCTGACATCCATCCCATTCTTTATTTGGTTGACCTCAAAGATTATGCTGAGAGAGACATCGGAGCAGCCCTCAACAAATATGCTTCTTCTCGCTTTGATATATCTTGTGGACTTCCCGATATGCCTTATGGTCCTGACAAAATTAACGAAATTGTGGACACGTTCAACGCGCTAGAGCCCGGCGAAGATATTATACACGGTAATGATATAGAAATTAAGGAACTACAAGGAACCCANAGGGCTTTTGAATACGGTAAATATACCGACGACATTTTAGCAAAGATACACATGGCTTTGAAGGTACCTATGACTATGTGGACGGAACCCGATAGGGCTCGTCCTATTTTTGAACCCTTTGTTAAATACCTACAAGCTTCAGTCGAATCAGCACTGAATGCTCAATTAATGCCTCAATTTAATGAAGACCTTAGATTTAAATTCAGACAGATGAATATTAATGATGCCTTTACAAAGGCTAAGACAGACATGATATACTTATCAGAAGGAGTACTATCGCCCGGCGAAGTACGAGAAGAGCGTGGTCTTGACCCAGAAGGGGTCGTTGAATTAGATATGCTTAAGGAAGCAGTTATTAAACGAGAAGGAGCACCTCAAGGAGAAGGGGGCTCATCTTCTAAGAATGTTAACGTCTCTGGTGGTAAGAATCAAGATAAAAAGGAAGAGGGCTCAAGAGCTCAAAATAGAGGAAATAAACCCTCAGCAAATGCAACGGGGAAAAGAGTATGAGTTATAACAAGTGTATAGCGACATTAGGTACTACGCTAAAAGAACGTGGTTTTGAAGACCACAAAGAGATAGCTGCTGGCATGTGTAACATGTGGGCTGACGAGAATGGCGTAGAAAGAGCGTTTGGTAGAACCATATCTGATGAACCCAAACGTCGTAGATTTGCTTTAACTATAGAAGAGGGGGTTAGTATAGAACTATCAGGAGATGAAGCTTCTCCTGTAATTCAGTTTCCAGTTATAGCTATAACATCAGGTCCGCATGAGTATATGGAAGATGATATACAACAAAAGGTTTATATAGAACCTACGGTCCTAAAGAATAATATAGAAAGTTTTAAGGAGCTTCCTATATATATGAATCATCAAAGAACACCTGAGGATTTAATCGGCATGGCAAACGAGCCTGAGTTGTTCGAGATGGAAAATGGAAAGACCGCGATTAAAATGTTGGCTACTGTTAACGGTAGTACGCAACGCGGCAATGAAGTGTTAGAAAAAGTAAAAGAAGGTGACATTACGCACGTCAGCATTGATTGGTTATCCAACGACGTTGATGTTATGGGAGATACTTTCGCTATGAATGTAAGTCCCACAGAAGTCAGTTTCATTGATAATGAAAAGATGGACCCTGTCTGTAAGGAATGTATAATTGGAGAGAAATGCGATTCACATGCTGAAGATAAACCTCACGACTGCGGTTGTGGAGAAGACGGTGTGTGTGAATGTACAGATGGTACAACTAAAGAGGTTGAACATATGGACGAAGACAAAGGAAATTCCGATGCGGAAAAGATTGTTGAACGCGAGTTTGCATCTTTGCGTACGCAGCTTGAAGAGGCTACAGCATCCAAGAAGGAAATCGAAACTCAGTATGAGGAGGCTTTGAAACAAATCGAAGCTTTCAAGACGGCTGAGGAAGAGAGGTCCGTAAAGGAAGCTGAAGCGCGCAAGGTTGAGGTAATAAATACCATCATCTCTAAAGAGGTCCTTATGGGAACTCTGAAAGAAGATGCTTCCAATGAGCGTGTTGAAGAGCTTTCTGCATGGGAAGAGATGAAGCTGACTGGATTCAGCGAAGCACTTGCTGCTGTTCCTGAGCCTGCCGAGGTAGAACGAACTTTTGGAAAGGGTAAAGCCTCTGAAAGTGAAGAACCTATGCAGGAACAAGAAAGGAAATTTGCAGTGAAGTGGGATAACGGTCGAATTAAACTAGACCGTTCAGTATTGAGAGGAGACTAAACATGGCAACAGAAGTTTTAGTAAACGACGGTGGGGCACCAGCACGAATTTTACCATTCACAGCTGGTTCAGCTCTAACCGCCGGGCGTGTTGTAGACATGAATACCGACGGAACAGTGGACCACTGTGCATCAGGGACGAAATATTGTCTCGGTGCAGCTTTCGTGGACGCAAATTCTGGCGCAAACTGTTCGATAATCACAGGTCGTGGTGTAATTTTAAACCTAGCGGTTTCAGGTTCCGGTGCGGCTATAGAAGAGGGCGAAACCTTGGTAGTAGATAACCTTGGTGACGGCGTCATGGTAAGTGGTGGCACGGCAGGTAGCGTAGTAGCAGTAGCATTAGAGGCACAAACATCAGGCACATCAAGCATGATTAAGTGTATGCTAATCTGAAGGTGATATTATGGTTAACGAAACACCCGGTTTATTGACAAGCCTGAATACAGGTTCCAATGATGGAGGATTAGGAGAGCGCGTTCTTATAGATTATAAAGACGCAATTATGGATTACAAGGTCACAGACCTTCCAGCACTTCAATTCTTTATGGAACCTATGTCCACGGAAACAGGCGGTAATATTGATATTACTTTTGGACGACCCAGCATGAAGCTGGAACAGCTAGATGAGGGTAACACACCCAAATACCAGCACACTAAGCTACGCTCTGAGCGGGTAACCGTTAAAGAGTGGGGTCTTGCTGTAGGTGTAACTCGTAGAATGATTGAAGATTCGAGGTTCAACGAAGTCGAGATGGCTTTGAATGAATCACGTAGGGCTGTAGACAGGCACATGACAGAACATGTTATGAAAGTTGTCTTCGGTGCTGATTCAGTAGATACGACATTTGACACAGTAGCTATCAGTGAAACAACCCCTGAGAGCACCATTACTACGTTCTCTACGAACATTTATGGTGGTTTCTTTGGTACGGGAATGACTTCTGCTGACATTGACGCAACAGGCGCAAGACTAAATTCGTATGGAAACGAATCTGCTACGCGCTTGATTCGTGGTATGTATGTGAGCGGAGCCGGCGGAACCGCAGGTAACATTTCACTATCTGATATTACTGAGGGTATTGACAGGATTGCAGGGCATGGTTATAATGCAACGCACTTGTTTATTTCACCCGCACACTACAAAGCTTTACTTGACTTAGGTGACTTTACCACAGCATTTTACACTAACCCTGTTCACGGGGGTCCCGGTTCTATCGCAGCACTGTCTGGAGCTGCTGGCGCACCAACGCCCGCTCTGAATCTAAATACAGATTTAGCTTCTTTGACCCAGACTGGTGGGGTTATCGGTAACATCTATGGCCTAACGGTCGTGATGAATGCTTGGGTACCGTCTACACGGTTTGGTATTTTCGATTTGAGTGTTAAGCCCGCAGTTTATGTTGAAAGGCGACCTTTGACTGTAGAAGAGGCAAACCCCGGTTTCGGGATTGTTGGTTCTTATATGTCGATGAGGTATGGCCTGAAGGTTATCCGCCCCGAGGTTGGATGTATCTTCATCAATTACACTGACGACGCTTAGGTAAATTGAAAGGTTAATGGGCTTGGAGGGAGCCCCTAATCCCTCCAACGCTAGAACGCTCTAGTTCGGAGAAGAATGAATGGG